GAAATGTTAAAGCATGTAGGTTTCCTAACACCAGCACGATTGGATTTATAATCGCTGAGAATTTTTTTCCTAAAATTATTCGGACTAGAAAAGCATATCGATAACTCAGTTACACCCGAATCTTTTCTGAGAGTGTCAAGTTCCGAATCAAGCATCCCCTTTACCTGTCTAAAGTCAGAGTGAAGTGTCCAGAAATCATCACCCCAATCTATTTCCTGCTCTGCCGCAGATGTATTCTTATATACAAGAATGTCACCATCGATCAGTAATTGTTCTACCTTGTTTTTTTTCTTCATAAATTTCTACTAAATGTAAAATTGCTTGCTCAAATTCCAATTGATCTTGGTCAGTGAGTGTCTGCCCATGTTCTTCCGAGCTTATACTCTCCTGTGAGTGGCACTCGGAGTTCGTAAGAATCCCCGGCAACTCCAATTGCACGTACTGCGGTCTTTCCGATTTCATTTTCAAGTCCTTTCTTTACTAAAACTTGTATTTCATCGTGTACAAATGCTACTTGCTGGTAATCGGTTCCTTCTTGAAACCCCTTTTCCTTCAGCAAATTATGAAACTCTACCACCCATCTCTTGCAAATGATAGCACCTGCCGATTGGCAGAGTGTGTTCAAAGATGAGTGTGAAGACCTTACTGGAACTCTTCTTCCATCTAGTCCCCTAAGATACCCTGTCCATTCAGCTTTACGCATAACGTCATCACGAAACTTCTTAAACGCAGGAAGTTTCTTAAAAAACCGATCTCTTATCTTTTGTCCTTCCTTCGGCCCTTTACCAACGATCTCACCGAGTTTGGCAACTCCTGCCCCATACACGAGAGCGTATAAGAAAGTTTTCGCCTCATCACGAGTAGCCAACCCAACAGCCTTTTGATTGTCAGAATGTATATCTCCTTCAAGAACTGTCTTAGCAAAAACACCACCGTCATACCTAGCAAGGTAATGAGCAATAACACGAGCTTCAAGACCTGAAACATCACATCCCATAAGAAGAAACCCTTCAGGTGCGTAAAACAATTGTCTACATTCTTTGCCAAAGGATGTTTTGACACTCGGTACTTGGCCCAAGTTAGGGTGCGTGTGAGAGCAACGAGAGGCGATTGTGCCCATAGTGTTGACCGACCCATGTAAGCGACCCTCTTTCTCCATGTGTAACCAGCCATTCTTTCCTTCCGATAATTGACCGATCATCTTATTTAATTTCAAGGATTCAGCCATTAATTTTGCTTCAGGATATCTAAGACTATCTAGAATAGTCTCGTCAATCTTGGGTTCACCAGTAGGAGTAAATTCCTTTGGTTTCCAATCATGAAAATCCTTTAATCGTTTAGCTATATGATAACGTGAATTAGGGTTAAAGTCAATCCTTTTCAGCTTCTGAACTGGAATTCCTTTTTGATACCCAAGTTTCTTATTGTTTACCTTTGGAGTAAATACATCTCCATCAGGTTCCATCCATGAACCAAACTTTTTCCTCAATTTATCCTGAAGCTTTGTCCTATGTTCACAAAGGACTGCATAAAACTGAGTAGCCTTTATAGAGTCGAATGGAAATCCATTCTCCTTCTGTTTCTCGCATATCTTATATATATCGTGCTCAAGTTGAATAGAGTCATCACTAAACTTTCGTGACAATAGTTTTTCGTACAACTTATAGTTAAGCTCGACATCACGAGTACAATAGTTGAGCATGTCGATGCTAAAGGAGTGAAAGATACTTTCGTTTTCACCAAAAGCACCTTTTTCAAACCCAAGTCTCTGACCCCACGATTGAAGTGAATGCCTACCATATAGATCTTGACGAATACGATTCGCAATATGATCTTTGGTTGCCATATCCGAGTACATCAACCTTGACATAATAAGAGTATCTCTTATAGATGAACCTTCCTTCGGTTCCCACTTAAAGATCTTCTTTAGAGCAGGAAGATCAAAGGAAACAATATTATGTCCGATAAGGACATCATAGTGACTTAGGTGAGAAAGACCATTGGACACCTCTCCTGGTTCATACTTATGATACTGATTCGTGTCAATATCAAAGATGACCATACAATGTACTTTGGTCAACTTCTCATTAAGCCCATTTGTTTCAATGTCAAACACACAAGATCGCATTTTTAGAAATCCTTGTTATCTTCAAATGGAATATCGTCATCTTCAAAATCACTTGAATCAGCAACTTCAGATAAACGACCAGTTGTTTTATCGTAGTCGAGTGCACAGCATATACCTGTTTCACCCGTCCATCGGTTCTTTAAGAGTCGTACAGTAGTACGATCAGGGAATTCACCTTGTTGATCTCTCTCACATCCAATAACGATATCTGATAGCTGACCAATAGCCGCAGATCCACGCAATTGTGCCATAGAGGTACGAGCACCATCCTCATGACCTTTGTTACCTACCGGACGCTTTAAATGTGATACGAGTATCATAGCACAATTAACCTCCTCTGTCAAGCCACGAAGTTTGGTCATCAGATTATCGATAGATCTACGTTCATCTCCATTCTCCATTCCCGAAACTACAATGGAAATGTGATCAAGGATAATGTAGTTGCAACCACAACCTTGTACCATGTACCTAATTCTGTTCAGAAGGTTGTCTCCGTCCAATGAACCCCAATGGTCGTACAGGTATACACGGCCTGTGTTCAAGGTGTGCTCAAACGCTTCTCGGAAGTCATCCTTATCCACCTCTGTATTACCAAGGTGAAGAGGTTTATTCATGTACAGACCCATAAACCCAAGTGCAGTACGTTTGTTATTCTCTTCAAGAGCTATGTACCCTATGGTTTCATCTTGTTCAAGAACGTAGTTTGCAATCTCTCGGCATACCTGTGATTTACCAATCCCAGTACCTGCGGTTATGGTTACAATCTCACCCCTTCGTATACCAAGGGTCTTATTATTTAACCCTGTGAATGGATACATGACCGAAGACATAGCATCTTCAGCGTTAACTGTCTCCCATAACTCAGTTCCACATACGATACCATCAGGTCTAAAGACTTTTGCTTGCCAAAGGCAATTAACAAGATCCTTTACTCGACCATTGACGATCATATCATTTGCATCCTTGAGTGGTAGCTTCGCTATACGAGCCTTACCTGGAGGAAGCACCTGTGCACATTCACGAGAAGCTTTTGTACCTGCTTCATCGTTATCAAAGCAGAATATTACTTCTTCGTACCCATTTAGCAACTCAATTGACTTGCGTATAGCACGAGAAGCACCAGCAGCACCTGTAGGTACTGAATACACAGGCCATTGATTCCCTTGTGCCTGAGAAACAGAGAGAGCGTCAATCTCCCCCTCTGTTACAACCGCACGTTTACCTTTACCCGACCATAAATGTTCTCCATAAAGAGTTACATCTTTAAGATCTCCACGAACAGTAAAATCCTTGTTGCGAAACCTAACTTTCTGTGCAATCTTTTTTCCACTAGAATCCTTATAGTTTGCAACCTGAACCTTCTGTCCTCCAAGATCACCAACACGGTAATCCCATTTCCTACAGGTATCCTCTGTAATACCACGAGCAGATAGAAACTGAACATCTCCATCTACAAAATCTTTGTTCATCTCAAATTGTCGTTGTCTTGGTTGAGAATTATGAATATCATTATTAGAACCATTATCGTGATAATGGCACCCAAAGCAATATCCGTGTCCATCGTCATATCTCGCTAGATTGTCCTTCGACCCACAGGATGGGCAAGGTTCATGTCTAACAAATACGCTGTCTTCGTCACGCTCTCCACGATTAAAAACTTTCGTTCCTTCGTGATAATCTTCGGTATTCATAAACATTATTTCATTGCCCACCTCTAAGTTTTGCGACATCTTTGTCGCTAAGATCCTGAAAGTCAGTTTGGGGTTCATGCCCTTCGTGCCAATCAGGTGTAAAAATAATTTCTAAACCATCACCTTCTTCTTCCTCCTCATCTCCTTCGGGTGGTCCATCAAAATGATCAACCAATGAATCTGAGATTGAAGCAAGTGCTTGAGCTATAGCTAGTCCTACTTTTGCACCTATCTCTGGAGATAGATGTTCTTGAAGAACACCTACAACTTCTTCAAAAGCTTTTTGTAGATCGTTGTTAAACGAGTTTTCCCATCTACGATCAGCTAGATTAATAACATTATCCTTTTTAGGCATTTCTATATCCTGTGTTACCAAATAATATTTCAGAGTTTTGTGCCCACCATTTCTTTACTGAAAAACCGGGGCAACTCGACCCTACCAACTCACCATGCCCTACAACTTTAGCATCACGAAACATGAATGTCAAGGTATTTGTGAGTGAGAAAAGTGCTTCCCATTGCTGACCAGAATAATATGGATCAGCTTGTCCATTTTCGTCTACACCACCTACAAGACATACACCTATCGATTTACCATTATACCCTTTACAGTGGGCACCCACTTCATGTGGGTTTCTTCCAGTTTGTATGGTACCATCCTTTTTCACAAAGTAATGATACCCTATTCTAATCCATCCTCTCTGTTTATGCCAAGAGTCCATAGTTTTTACATCTATGTCCATCTTTGGTGGAGTTCCAGAGGAATGAATAACTATATACTCAGTCGTTTTTCTTTTTGACATCTGTCCAAGATTTTGGTATGATCCTCTCTGCAAACAGAAACTTGTATCTCTTACACCATTGTTTGTGAGTGTACTTGCTTCCATCCACACGAGTAGATGTATTCATAAAAACAAAGCGTATATCCAATTCAGGATGTTGTTTCTTGATGGCCCGATGCTTTCGTGCATCTGCCTTCGTCAATCTCCCTTTTGTCTCCACAATAATGCCATTAGGCAGGATAAAATCAGGAGTGTACTTGCAATTTAATGTGTATTCCACCTTAATAGACTCGTATTCAAAGTTACACCCTCTTCGCTCAAGGTTCTCTGCAACAGATTGCTCAAACTTTGAACGATAGGGTGCTATTGGAGACTCAGGTATATACCACTTCCTCTCAGAAATCTCCGTTGCTGGAGTCTGGGAAGATTTCTTCAGCTTCATTAGGCTTTTCATTGCTTTCAATATTTACCTTAACCTCGTATCCGTCCTCTACGCTAAACATACTGTCATCAGCAGAATCACCATTCCACTCGATCAGATTTAACACTTGAACACCACGAAGGCGTAGCTGAATACCTAACCCAGAACCAAATTGGTAGGGTGCCATCTCATACGCAACCTTACCAGTACTGCCATTGGCAATCTTGATATTAGTTGGCAGAGGGGTCTTATCCGGACCTACGACCATAGGTCTTTGGGTGAAAGCTTGTCCAGTGCGTGAATTAACGCCACTAGCTTTCATTTTGAAATGAAACTGGATGCCAGATTCCATCCCATCATCACCAAGAACTACCTTGTAAGGTAGAAATTCCTGGTAGGCTTTCTGACCTTTGGTCTTATTAACCTCAGATTTCCAGTTAGCGTGAGCAGTGTCAACTGCATTACGCATATCTTCAGCTTCCTGACCAGCAAGCTGGAGTTTGACATGAAACTGACCTTCTGCCTTGAAGGTTGTGTCGGGCGTACCTACATGTGCCCAATGAAAAGCCCCCTTTGGGGTTGTCGAATACTTAGCCATTTCTTTTTTTTTCTATTAATGGTTAGTAATTATCCCCTTATTCCTAAAAGGGGCATGAAAAAAAGTATTTAGACTCGGTAACTTCATGAATATCTAGAACACCTAGAGGTGGTGGATCGTCAAGATCAGGCAACTCATCCTTCAGGTTATCGTGTAATTCACCAAGCAGATCCTTATCCGCATACATACTTACAAATGATTTTCGTATAGCACGAGCTAACGCAGGTACATGATGTGCATGTACTCCATACGAGTCGTGAACAACCGCATAATCATTTATACCCTGCATTATACATTCGTTGATAGTCAATGTCAAGGCAGAAGCGTCCATACTGTGAACAAAATTCGGACTAACTCCGTTAGTAGACCTTCGTTTATCGATATCCAAGGATTCCTCAAGGACCGAAGGTTTGATCAGAACATTATCGATATGCGTATGCACACGTTTACCACGCATACTTTTGTACGCTTGATTGACAACAAACTTAGAAGGTGTTTCCCAAGTTAGTGGTAAATTCTTATCCGACATAGTTCTTCCTATGTTACGAAGCCAATCCATTGCTTGCCTTGCGGCTACTACTACCTCACTTATTGCTTCCCATACATGGGCCGAAAGGTACATTGAAGCTTCGTAGGTTTCTTCGCCAAATGGATTCTTATGTCCACCAAGGATTTTTTCCTGCATAGCGTCTTCAACATACTCACGACACGAATATCGTGTGCCTCCATATGGTACTACCATGACTGGTCGCTTTGTTATCTTTCGATCAATTCCAAAGTCGAGCCACTCCTGTGCATAATTTACACCAAGTTTAGCATCCTCATTTACAAATGTCAAGACAACATTTGCTACCATTTGGTAGATATCTTGAGGTACATCTTCGGGTGTTAGGTTTGTCGCTTTTCCACCCACAGGATCACGGAGCATAGCTGAAAAGTGCTGAAGTCCATTATTCGACCCATCCAGGCATATTGGTATCGATGACATAAATCCGATACCCTGAGTAACAAAATCAGCCCATTCAAAAGCCCACGCAAGAAAGGACCAAGGTTCGTCTGCTTGAGTCCACCATCGATAATCGAGAGGATTTTCAGCCGACTTGCAAATTTCATTTGAGTGGTCATATACCCATGCAACCCTTTCTTTAAAAGAAACCTTATCGTATCCAAAACAATTGGCACCATGTACAGCGAAGTACTCTTCCTGTTCATGGTTGCTAATCGGCTTTTTATCTGTAAAGTGTAGCAATGACTTTGCATAATCTGGACCTTGGGGTGTAAGAAACGAGTTTACTGTATACTTACGCCCACGAAAGTCACATTGGTACACAAAGTAAATACATGGGTACTCTTTAAATTTTTCTGCCATAGAAAGTGTACGTGCCAATTGTATACGCTTTGATGTAATCTTTGCATTCAGATCGTGGACTATAGTTGCCTTCTTTTTCCACTTAATAAGTTTATCAAGATCAATAGCCGACAACTCTCCACGCTTACCTTTTACAGGACTTGGAAGAACCTTATAATCCTCTCTAGGAGGAAGGTTAGCCCATGATTCACCAGTTTCCCAGCACTCCTTGATTGTCTCAAGGACACGAGTATTTACCCTCCACTGAGTACGCTGAAGTGCATTAATTGCACCATACTCCTTTGGCATACGATGTGTATGCATGTCATCAAGGTAATCACGATTCCTAGTCTTTATCATAGGTATCGAGTTGATCCTTGATGTATGGTATCCACCATTGTACATATTGCTCCAATCCTTTGGAGGTATGACACATGGGTAGAAATACGGATGTATAGTCTCACCTTCTTTGTTTAGCTGTTCAATCCAATGGATTGTAGCTTCATTTGCCTGAAGATATAAGATCCTCTTTCTACGCTTGTATTGAACCGTCTTGACTTCCATCAAACCTGTGGTTTGAATAAGCAAGTCAATCAACTTACAACCAAGGTGAACCTTTTCAACTTTAGTCCAAGGTGAATGATCGAGCATCTCAACCTTGGACATCTGTCTAATAAGATTGTACCTACGGTAAACCCTATTAGTAGTCTTTTTGTTAACTCGATCCTTGATAATCCGAAACAACCTTCCTGAGTCACTCGAATTCTTCCATAAATCGAATTTAAACTGATCTTCAAGTCCATTAGCCAGCTTCATAGCTGTGCGTGTTAATGGAGATCGAGCCGAAACACCATCAATAGTGTACTTGAGTGTCAGGTATGCACACACTTCTGGGTCGAGGAGCATGAGTATGTTAGCTGATGTCTGATTCGGACCTGTTCGACCAGCAAGAGCTTCCTTCAGGTACTCATCAATACCAATGTTAACTACATCAAGTGCTTCTTTCATCAGTGTAACACCATAAAGTGTTACCGACTCTCGACCCTTTAACTTTGCATCACGAATGTTCTTTTGGTATCTTTCGACACCAAGTCCATTCATCTCACTTTCAATCTTCGCTTGCTCATTTTTTAGATTCAATTAAGTTTTGATCCTTTTGGTACCTTTGAATCCACAATAGAGTCGAAATTATACTCTATGAGTGTCATCGCCATTTCAATGAAATTAAGACCAGCCTGTATACGCTCTTCAGGTTCTATTTCCAAATCACGTAGTGCAGTGTCGACCATCATGATCGTCTTTCCCATAATCCTCTGAGATTCCTGGTCTAAGTCTAGTATTTCCTGTTCGGAAAGACCATACGTGTCACGTAATTCGTTCCTCGTTATGTGAGCCATCGGGTTCGGGTTCATCATCTTCGCTATTTGTTTCTTCTAAATTGTCACACATATTTCGATCACAAGCAAGACCATCCTTATGCTTGAGTTTACGTGTGTAGTCAGTTTTCACTCGATGGATCTTCGATCCTCGATTCTTTATACCTGTCATGATTACCCCTTTTAAGACAAAGTTCTGTTCTTAGCATCATATTAGTGTGTTTAGACTGAAGTACCTTCAGTTCCCAAAAAATGTTACCAATTGTAAAACTCATGTACGTAATACATAACGTAACTATTGTTACACATACAACTACAAATGTCAAGACCCATTTTGTAATATCCATTTTAAACTGTAATTCCTAGTTGGCGGTTTCAATGGGATTTGAACCCATGTCTTTGCCGTGACAGGGCAATATCCTTACCACTAGACGATGAAACCCTTTTTGGGTTGACAGAAGAGGGTCGAACTCTCAACTTCCAGAACCACAATCTGGTGCTCTACCATTGAGCTACTGTCAACGTGTGTACCATAAACCCCTATGCAGATCTGTAACACAGGGGTTTACATAATCAACCTACCTCCGAGCAATGGGGTACTACCCCGTGTCATCCTAGTCGTGAACTAGGACGCACCTCAGAACCACTTACCACCTCTTCACCTCGGTTGACTTAGGTTTTTGGTGGGCAGAGTAGGATTTGAACCTACGAGGAACGAAGTCCACCTGATTTACAGTCAGGGTGCTTTAGCACTTGCATACCTGCCCATTATTCATGTGTGAGTTCAACAAGAGGTACATAATTTTACTTCCCTCTCTCCCCCACACACATTAATCACAATTAAACTAATATTTCTTTAGAAACAATCGTATTACTTACGTACACATTATTCCGTGTGTTATCATTCGTAACACGAAATTCTCCACCTTTTTCACAAGTGACAATCTTACGTATTGCGTTAACTAGGTGAACTTCGTTCATATCCTCTATGTTTATGAACTTATCTTTTGATTCACTCTTGTACTCTACGAGTACTCGTTTTTTCTTTGCTAATTCTACCATTTTATTTCTCTGTTAGGGAGCACTAGAGGTATACCTCTACCTCGGAGCAAAGGCATTATGTGTGGTACACATAGTGCTCCGTAGTTGCCCTCTCTAGTTACTCGTTGAACATATTTTTGTAGATTTCTTCATCCTGAAAGTGCCTTTCAGCACTTGATGCAATCTCATGTACATACACATCACCTAGTTCATAGGAGCCATGTGTGTACGGGCTTGACACTGCACAAAACCATCGTGCAAATCGGTTCTTCAGTTCCCTAGATGGTTTCTGGTACTTCTTAAGTACCTTCCATTCCCATGTGCCATCAAAGGATTTCCATATTTCATATGGGTTATGGACCGGACGAGTCTTTCCACATAAATTCTTTTCTTGTTTACTCATGTTTACTCCTTTTATAAGGAGGCACCCTTGTATCATGGCTGACTAATGCAACCTGCAATCGCAATGCAACCTAGTCAGTGTTTCCCATTGGTAAAAAGGTGCCTTGATGTTGTTCCTTTACGCAAAGATGCGTGCAAGGTATCCCATAAGATCTTTCATAGATCTTCCGGGTCGATTCGACTCAATCACGAACTGACGCATCAGACGCATTTGATGACGAAACTCGGAACGAGGTTGACCCTTATCCCATACAACGATATCTTCCTTAGAAGACCGAACAGTTCCCATGTAACATCCCTTACGGATGACGTTACCTGCGAACCCTTCCTTGACCCATTGACCTGGATGCAGACTAAGACCTGCGGTCGCAGATTGACCCTTTGCACCAGTGATTGAATTTAAATATTGCATTTTATTGCTCCATTCGTGTTTACACGATTGTTAGTTAAAAGAGGTGTACATGAGAACCGCGACTCAATGTACACCTATATTATGACATGATCGTTATCAAATTGTCAAGTCATCTTTTTTACCACCGTGTTTCATGATTACTTCATGAACTACTTCATGAGGTACATATGAATACACGGCTTGCGTAGGACCGTCCCTCTCGCTCTCTATGAATGGCATAAGCCAGTCTTCTTGTTCCGAAGGAAAACCTACCTCTACGCTGTCCTTGTCACAATATGCAAAAGGCATTTCATCTTTATCGATTACGGACATGTTGAATCCGTCCATACAATATATCTGCATATCATTGCTCCATTGT